CGCTTGTTCTTATCCGCGTCCGCTGCTTCCGAAATATCGACAATCGGCAAGTAATCGCCCGCTGCAGGCGTGGTAAGTGCCGTCAGCTGCGAAATCTTCCGGTTAGCCACTTTCTAGACGTTCAGGGATCTTCGCCTGATTCTAAGGGCGGTGGCTCTGGAGAAACAAACTCGCCATCGACGTAGCTCCAGCCGATACCCGCGCCACTGTCTGCCGGGATTTCAACGCAGGTGCAACCTTCAGGCGGATTCCAAGCGTCAATGCCATTGAAGACAACGACGTTGACCACCAAGCTGTCGCTATTGAGCACGGCGTAATTCATGGTCTAGAACTCCAGAATCACAACAACTCCAGCGGCACCCGCAGCGCCGCCGTTGCCACCTTGACCAGCGCCCCACATGGATGCGGCTGCACCGTTAGCAGCTTGATAGGTAGTGGTGTTTACGGTGCCGTTGCTGTAAAAAGTGTTGTACTGAAGCGCTACGCCTCCTCTGTTGCCGTTGAAAGCAATCACGCTGTTGCTGGTTGCACCGCCTGCACCGCCTGCACCGGGACTACCACCGCCACCACTGCCGCCATTCCCTTGCAGAATCACACCCGTACCCTCAGGGGTAAAACTGCTAGATCCACCAGCTGCGCCAGGGTTGTTAACTGGAATAGGAAAACCCCCACTAGTACCAGCTGCACCACCGCCGCCAACCGTGACAGCTGCATCTGAACCCAATTCCGTGTTGTTGTAAATACGAAATCCACAACCTCCGCTTCCGCCGCCGCCTGCAGCACTACCGCCACCACCACCGCCGCCGCCGCCGACCGCAAACACCACATAAGACGTTTTTGCAGCAGTTGGCGTGTACGTTCCAGAGCTAGTAAAAACCTGAACAGTAACGTTGCTGATTGTTGGCAGCCAACTGACTGCAGTACCATTTGTGCCAAGGAACTTGCCTGCGTTACCAGTCTGCGACGGGATTAGTGCATTGATTGCATCAGCTGCCGTGACTTGACCCGTGCCGCCATTTGCAATCGCGGTAATACCGCTAACTTCAAAGTTGGCATCTAAAACCCCAACCGTGATCCAGCCACTGTCACTTGCATTACGGATCTTCCAGATCGGGGGTGAAACGCTCGTGTCAATCCACGGCTGAAATGCAACCGTTACCGTTGGGGCGCTTGCACCACTGCTCTGGCTATAAAGCGCGGCAAGATTATCGTTGATGTCCGCACGAACTGCCGGAAACGTCGCGTTCTGTACTGTCTGGTCGCTTTGAGCCATTACAAGGCACGCCCGAATCCAGTTGCAGTGTAAGTGAACCCACTGCTCGTCGCACTTGTCAATGTAGCGGTGAAGCCTTCCGCACTTGAGCCGCTCAACGTCACATAGCCATTGTTTCCAAGGTCAGCGGGCGTGATGATGATTTCAGGCGTCTGGTAAAACGCATTGGCAAAGGTCACTGCACTGCCTGACGTGCCAGAACCAGTCTCCGTGCGGCGAGTCAGGTCAAGCGTTGCGCCAAGCTCATCCACCGCAACATTGATCGCGGCACTGGTGGTCGTCATCTCAGACTTAATCTGGATTCCGCGTCCACGCACCACAGCAGCAACAAATTCAGTCCACGGACCCCACGTCGGTGTACCAGCTGGGTCATCATCCGTTGTCCGTACATAGGTCACGACATTCACCGAGTCGGATGTGGTCTGGTCAAACAAACCCTCGGCGTCATCAAAATTTCCGGCGTAAGAGTCAAACAGAGTGCCCGTAGCAGAACTGGGACGGCTCAGAATCCTGCGGCGCAAGATCGTGTCGTAGGTTGCCGCAAGGTCAAACGTATCTTGGAACGTATATTCAGCTCCGCCATCCACCTCGAAATAGAGGTTGTCAACGTAGTTCAGCGATACATACAGGTCAGGTTCCAGCAGCAACGCCGTTTCGGAAACGCTGTAGGAACAGTTGACCTTGGTGCCGTTGAACGGTGTACCTAGGTTGTGTTCCTCCCAAGTTTTGACGTTTAAGCGGGCATCAGCTTCGGGCAGTGTGACCTCAACGCCCACCGCATTTTCAGAGCGGTTGCCCAGATAGTCCTCTGCCTTGACGAAGTACGTTCCAGCAAGCAGTGGCACCTGCTTTTGCGTTGACGTGCCAGAAACACCGTCAACAATCCGGTTGCTGCTGTTCCATTCCGCAGAAGCCAAGGCGCGTGGATCATGCCGCACGATGATGCGACCACCAAGCTGCACGTCCAAGTCCGGGACTTGCTGCCAAGTGAGAATTGCCTGAGTGTCGCTGATTGGCGTCACACTCAAACCAGTGATGTCAGTCGGTGGCGCACCAAGACCTTGGACGGTGTAGTTCGCCAGTGCTGGCTCGCTATACAAAATCTCAGTGGCGCTGATGCTGCTGACTTGGATTTGATAGTTGCCGACCTTGGCATCCTCAATGTCAAAAGTTGTGCCCTGGACTCGCACCGTGGTGAAGTTGTCGTCCTCATGCCGGTAGCGGACGCGGAACTTCTTGATGCCCTGTGGTCCGCGCCAGTGGAAGGTGACCTTGATTGCGATGCGACCGTTGAGGACGTACTGCAACTCTTTGGTTTGCAGACCGCCAAACGTGGTGACAGTCAAAACCTCCAGGTCTGTCGGGGGATCTGGGATGACGTTGAGGTCGCTGATGTCGCGCACCTGGAGCTGCTCGCCGTTTTCGATGTAGGCGTACTTGCCCTCGTTATGCGCCAGAGCAGTAATGGCGTAGTTGATGCCGTCTTGCTCGGAAACACTCAGCACGCGCCACGTTGACGCCTGGAGCGTTGGGCTTTCCAGCATCCAAATGCTGTTGGCGGCAGGTGCTGCGCTGTACGCCGATTGCACCGTGATTACACCGTCAACAACAGTGGAAACTTCGCGCTGCTCCACCGTGCCATCAGGCAGAAGCACACTCAAAATTGAACCGCCAGCAAAGCTGAGGTCTGTGTTTGCCGTGTCGTCAACCGTCACGGTGGTGGCAGTTGCTGCGTTGATGCGACCTGCACGACGGGAGCCAGCCTTGACTGGATCGGCAATCAGGATGATTTGACCGGGGCGGACTTGCTGACCCGCTTCCAAGCTCGATGCAAAACTGACGATTTCTTTTTCGTAGCGTTCGGCGTACAGAAGCCAGCGACCGATGCGGTTGGCTTGTCCTCGGCTGGTGCAAGCAAAAGCACTGATTTCTGTACGGACAACACCGTATTTATCAATCGCCTCAACGTCTTCCACCACCTCAAAAGCGGTGTCCCTTAGGGTCAGATCCAGGTAGCTGACGACTGCAACATTGGGGCGAGTCTTGAGGCTGCCGCCCGTATAGCTGAACCCTTCGGGGGTGACGTTGGCGTTGGTGAACAGGAATGCTGGGTCTTCTGGGCGATCCTGGGCAATGGTCATGCTGCCGCTGCTCCAGAAGCCTTGGCAGCGCATTACGGACAGCAGATCGTTAATCAGCTTGTACGCTTCCTCAGCAGTTTGGATTGTGGTGTTGCAGGAGAATCGAGCCTCCGTACCACCAAAGCCGTCATCGACCAGTCCATTCGCGTACTTGCTCGCGGCAAAAAACGCCCACCGATCAAGTTGCGCTGTATTGATGTGATCGCCTAATCCAAAACGGGAGCTGGTCAGCAGGTCGTACAAAATCCACGCCGGACACGATGTCCAAGCAGCAGCCTGGAACGTTCCATCCCAAACAAAGTTGGTGGGGTAAATAATCCGCCCAGTATCGGAATCAACGGTGACGCCAGATGGGATTTGAACCTTGACGCCTTTGACGAGGTAACTGCGCGAGGGGATGCTGCTGAACTGTTCGGCGTCAATCCGCAGACCAACTAGGGCGCTGTTGGGGTAAGCCAGTTTTGCCCAAATGATTTCGGTGTAGCTGGACCACGAAAACGCATTAGTCAGAAGCGAATCTGTGCTATCGCCTGTAATTCGGGTAACGCGAACATCAACTGTGTCGCTGGGGTTTGGACGTTCCAGTTCAATCAGATAGTCCTTGCGGTACTCGTCTGCAGTTCGCCCGGTGATCGTGTCTGAAACAACGGTCGTGAAACCGCCAGACGCATATTGAATTGCAATCTCCAGTGCAACGCTGGTGCCAAGCGTGTCCCCAGTTCCAGAGTCAATTCGTTGCAGGGAAGGAATTGAGATTGTGACGCGGACAGCATCGACATCAACGTCAGTGATGCTTCGAGTGATAGGGACCGCTTGAACGACAGTTACGCCGACAGGTTTTTCGTCTTCAACGCCGGGCGTAAATGGGATGTGCTCTTGGTTCTGCGTCCCAGTGCGGGTATAAATCTCAACGTCTTCAAAGTTGTAGGTGCCGTTTGCGTTTTGCAGCGGCGTGTTATTGAGGTAGATGGACTTCAAGCCATCAGCTAATCCCTCGATTTCGCCTTCGGAAATCAGGTCAACAACGTTGGCATATTGCCTTGAGTCAAGGCTGTCGGGTGTTGTTGAAGGTGTGCGCGAGCTACCGCCACCGCCGCCGCCTTTGCCGCCGCCGCCACCACCTGCGCCAGTAATTGCGGTCATGCTTTCACCTGCACCGTGTCAACACCGGCAGAGATGACAACGCTGCCAGTCAGAGTTTTACCGTAGACGACTGGGACAGGTACGCCTTGGCGGCTGGTTTGCTGGATGCCGCTGAAGCTGTATGACTTGCGTGGGTCGCTTTGGGTGTCTATTCCTTGAGCAACTTTTGGAACGGGGCTAAGCAGCTGCGCGATGCCGCCTAAGACAAGGGACGCACCAAGTCCCACAAAGGCAGTGCCGACAGTACCAATACCAGCTAGACCGCCCAAAGTGACGCCAGCTGACGCGATCGCTCCAATACCAAAACTAAGCGCAATAATTGCAACGCCAGCAAGGATCTGCCCCGTCGCACCACCCGCACCAACAACAACCGGCATAATCCTGACCTCTTCCTGACCTGCCGGGTAATGCAGCTCATCTAACGACAAGTCAAAATTGCCCGTGCTCACGCGGTAGTGCTGGTCCGCCATGTGCTGTTCCACGCCAGGGAAATTGGCGACCAGAAAACGCACCGCTTCAGCAGCCGTTGCAATATCTGCCTGCAGAACGCGCCTGCCGATAAACTCCGCCAACGGTCCGTAGAGCTTGATCTTACGGAGCATGGCGCAACCTCCTTCCCGTGCATTTTAGATACTGCCCGCCATATAAGTCACGGCTAGACAGGCGACTTTGTAGGTGGTGCAAAATCATCCCATCGCCCAGATACACCGCACAGTGATTCAACCCAGGCGATCCAATCGACATCAGCAGCAGGTCGCCACGTTCCAAAGACTCATCTTCCGATAAAGAGCGGAAGCCGGTCGCTGCCCAGCAACCTTCAAACATTGGTGCGGCTAAAAACTGCTCAGGATTTGCAGGGCGGTCCCAATCCCGCAGTTGAATCCCGTTTTCGGCGTACCAGTCACGCGCCAACGTCCAGCAATCCTGCACTGCCCACACCCATTGGCGACCAATTAACGGTGCCTTGTAACCGCATGGGATGTACTCGCCCCAGGCTTGGGTTTTGGGGTTGACGATGTACCAGGGCAAGCCAAGTTTTTCGGCGGCAACCTTGTCGGCTTCACTTGCGGCTGCTGGTGTGATCGGATGGCTGTGGACGATGGCTGTGATTTCACCAGCGTCTTCTGCGTCGGCGTAATCCTCCGGCGACAAAACGAACATCTGCTCGGGATGTGTTGCGAGATTGGCGCACGGCCAAAACTTCTCGCGTCCTTTGACAATGACCAAAACCCCGCAGATTTCCTTGGGGTCATGCTGCTGCGCGTAAGCCAGTGCGGTATCGCGCCAGGTCATGCAAAGAATGTGCCGATGCCTGGGAAGCCGCCGTGGGGCAACCTGTTGTTGTCGCCAAAACGTGCTTTGCAGCTGTCAACCTGTTTGCCGCAAACGTCTTCGCTCGCGTTGCCAACAGGGTTGTTGTTCACGTCAAAGTAATTCGAGCCGATGTAGCTGCATTCCGCAGAGCGATACACCCACTGGCAACGGGTCACGCACTGACGCTTGGGTGCTCGTACACCAGCGAGGTCAAATACAGAGGCAAGCTCGAACTCGATAATGTCTCGGGTTTCCGCTGATTTACGGTCAACGTAGTAAATCTCGCGTGGAAATTCGGCATAAGGGTCTGGTTCTGCGCTGCCGCTTTCTTGCCTGAACTCGCCGCCGTCTTCCAGCAACAGGGTGAAACCATCCTCAAGTAGCAAGTCGCCGCCGATGAGGTTGGTGTCATCGAGATAGCGACCCAAGGTGCGGATTCGCGTGACCTTGGCACCCTCCAAACCGTCGGGCAGCGTCAAAATCAACGCCGTCAACGTGCCCAAGACATTCGATGCCCGAAGCGTTGGACGCGGCAAACTGCCCTGACCGTTCCACTCAAAACCGTCCGCTTCGATCGGGATGGCTTGATAATCCTGTCCCGCCCAGGTGATGTCGGTCAGGGATTGATCCACCCCAGAGTGGAAGTAATAGGTTTGATCAACGCCGTGCTGGGCAGCGTTTAGCTCCAGCTGGAACAGCTCAACAATCGCACCGGGGGCAATCTCCTGTAGGTGGGATGTAAGGTCCGCCTCGCTGTCGCTGATCGTGTAACCAGCGTCCCAGTAGCCAGTTACGACGTAGGCCATGCGTTAAGCAATTACTGCTTTGATGACGGCAAAACCGATCACGATTGCCTCGGACAAAGAACCGCCAGTGATGTTGCGAACGTTGATGCTCGCAGAACCTGCAGCAGCTTGGGCGTTGAGCAGATAGGAGCCAGCCGTGCCACCGCTAACGTGGTTCAGCACCAGCACGTCGGTTGCGGCGATTGTGCTGTTGGTCAGCGTGAAACTAACGGTGGTGTCAGCTGCAAGTGCCGCAGCGTTCATCGTGACTTGGCCGCACTTGGTATTAAGCGTGACGGCCGTGCTTTTGCTAGTGGCTTGAGTGACGGCACCACCTTCGCCAGTGATGTAGCCAGCCTTGTCCGAGTTCAGGTTGGTGAAATTGGCGTCCAGCTCCGTGTGCGTGAGCGGTGTGCCTTTCCCAGCTCGGGTGACGATGGTACTCATGGACGATCTCCTATGACAGCAGTTTAGGGCTCAAAGACCTGCTGGAAAGTGGCTGTAATCGTGGCACGGTTTACATACGGGATTGTTTTGCTCCACTCCAGGCAAATCCACTTGTAGGTATTGTCGTCGTCGATTGGCGTCCAGTCGAAGCTTGTGGCGTCCGCAGCCCGTGCGTCAAGGAACGCTTCGATCGTGTCAGCGTCGGTCTCGGATACGTTCCAGGTCAGTGACCACTGCTTCGGGTTTTGGTTGAGTCCGAAAGTGACACGTTGCTGATAGCCATCACCGAACTGCGTGGTGCGAATGGTGGGCTTGCTGCTTTTTTGTGCGCCGTAGGTTGGCGTGATTGACGGAAAGGTAGCCATTAGGCGAGCAAGCCTCCCGGACGCTTTTGCTTAATCAATTCTGCCTGCACCGCAGCACCGATGGCACGTCCCAGGGCAGCGGAATTGGGCTGGTTGCCCTGGGCTTGAGTTCCTTTGGCGTCAACGTTGACGACGATGTTGGCGCCACTCATTGCATTGTTCGGAACGATGTTGCCTTGGGCGCCGGGGACGAATAGCTCGGGACCGCGCTCACCGACCATGTAAGGTCTACCAGCAGAAACTGCTCCGCCCAACGCTTTTCCGGGAAGAGGGGGAAGTGGCGGTGGTGTTGCCGGACGTGCTCCTCCTTCATAGCGACCGCCGGGTGCAGTAAGTGCCGCAAATGGGTTTGGATCTAGAAGGTTTCGCATAAAACTAATTGCTTGTTCAATCACGTAAATTTGAATTAACTGGCGGGCAATATCTTGCAGCACGTTCGCTGCAATGTCGCGCAACGCAATACCCCAGTTATCCGCCCCAGTAATAAGCAAATCGAATGCTTGGGTCATACCTTGACCCATAACATTTGAGATTTGATCTGCAAGCCGTAGTTGTTGCTGCAGTCCTGTATTTAATTGATTTTGCTGTTTAATTTTGTTTTGCATATCTTGAAACGCACGTTCAGACGCTTTTTTATTGATCTCATCAATGTCATAAGCAAGCTGCAGCTCTTCTCGCTTAATCTCCAGATCTATGTTCGCTATTGATTGCAGCTTTTCCGCGTTTGGTACGTCGCTGGCTTGTACCTTTGCTTTTTCTTCGGCAAACTCTACTAAGCGCATTTGGTGCTCTAAACGTCTGACACCCAGAGCGTCGTCATTACGGCGGAACTCGAACATCTCCCGGTCCAAGCGAAGCAGATCTTGTAATTTCTTCTCTTCTGCTTGCAATTCAGGTAGACGGCTGCGGCGATCCCCTTTCTCACGTTGTTTGGGTTGCTTAGCGGCTTCGGCTGCGGCCTCTAGACGAAGTGCTTGCTGCTCCAATGCTTTGGATTGTTGGGTCTCGAATGTCTGCTGACTAGTGAGTGCGCGTGCCTCAGCCGCTTTACGAATCTGTCCGGCAGTCGCAGTAGCTTCGAGTCCCAAACCTGCTGCAAAACTTCTTCTTTGTCCCGGGGTTAAACGACCCGTGCGAGTTAAAAATTTCTGTGCCGTTAAGTCGGCGCCTGTTAAACCGGCTCTCTCTTTGAAACCACCAAGTTGGTTAATTCGAGTAAGTCCTGAACCAAGAGCGGACAACAGCGGACCCGCCGCAGCCGCAATAGCCGCAAGCACTTTGGTAAAAATAATGCTGATCTGATTGCCGACAATTTGAGCATCTTTTCCAAATTTGGTTAATGCGTCTGTTGCATCTTTTCCGATGCGGCTAGCCATCAACTTGGAGGCTTCTGCGGCAGCGGCTGCCTTTCCTCCAAATTCTTCAATTTTGGCTAGAAACTCCTCTGTCTTTGTACCTGCAATACCAGTTGCTCCCGCAACAGTTTTTAGGTCAAAACTAAGTGGGTCAAGTGCTTTACCAAGAGTGATGGCAGCTGCGCCTATGCGATCAAACTGTTGGCCAATAGCACTAAGACCGATCTGGGCCGCAAATCCTGCAGGTCCCGGAACTAAGCCGCCAACTGCACCGCCGAGGATAGAACCGGGGCCACCGCCGAATAGCAGCGGAAAGCCGGCACCAAGTGCAACGCCCGAGGCTTGTTGGATACGGCGTTGGCGACGTAAGAAGGCGGGCGAGCCGGGGATATTGGGGGCGCCGCCGATTGGACTACTAGGTGCCATACCCCGAAAGGCAGGTGCCGGACCTATGGGCTGTCTGTACGCACCGGGATCACCGGCCAAGAAACGTGCACGAACATCATTTATATCTTGCTCGTACTGAAGAATCTGCTGTATCTTGTTAGCTCGTCTTGTTTGTCCTTGCTGAATTCTGTTTTCTAACGCAAGTTGTTCTTGTTTTTCACGTGTAACTTTTTCGTTCAGCGTAGTAATACGCTGAATACCTCTTGCCTCAGCTCCCAACATCTTGGAACTAGGAAGAGCGAGCTGACCCGCAGGAGCAGTTAGATCCTCAAGACGACTTATAAGTGGATTAGCGCTAGTAGCCAACCGTCTTAGACGAATACCACCTGCCGCGGTATTAGATGTAAGTTTGGCCTGTCTTCCCAGTTCCCGAGTTTGGCGCTGCTGAAGAGCCAGCTTGTCGCGCTCTTTGCGGATAGCTAGGGATAATTCACCTGTAAGCTGTTTGAAGCTGCCAAACCGGCGCTGTGCTTGCGCTGTAGTGACTTCACCCAGCTTTGCGCGTAACTTATCTGTGTTTACACCGGCTTCTTCTAAACGACGTATTTGCTGATCTAGGGTATAGCGTTTTACCTGCGCTTTAGATAGTGCATCAATGTTTTCGGCCTGCATACGGCCAGCTTTGGTTGATATACGAAGCTTTGCCTGTTCTTGATTTATTAGTGTGCGTGCAACACTGTTTTGAGCCCGCGCCATTGTGAGGCGGCCTTTATCATTTTCTAGTGCTGCTTTATTTAGCTTTTCTCTAATTTTACTTACATCTACGCCTCTTGCCTCTAACTCATTAACCTTGCGGCCTAAGTTAAAGGTGACGATCTGCGTTGCTTGACGACGCTCCGCCAATCGGGTGCGTTTTTGCTCCGTGGCTACGGCACGCCGGGCTGCAGACTCGTCCCCACGCAAAGGCGCAGCAAGGTTTTTCTTGAGGTTATTTACCCTTTTTTCGAGGTCGCCGAGTTGCTTGTCGAGCGT